GGTGGTACTTCACCTAGCAGAGGTGTTGGTGGAGCTGGTGGTGGAGGAGCTGGATCACATCCAAGTTCACCAGCAGGAGCTGGAACTGAAAACACCGGTGGTGGCGGTGGAGGTGGTGGTAAAATTAGTGGATCACCAGGTACTCCAGGTCTTGGTGGAGCAGGTGGTAAAGGTATCGTGATCGCAAGATCAGCAGGAATACCAGCAGGAGTTTTCTTTACAACATGTAGTGCATGTGCACCAGTTATATCAACTGATGGACAAAATACCATAGCAGAGTTTAAAGCATCAAGTAATTTAAATATTAATGACACAGGATCAGCAGTAGCGTTTGATTATCTAGTAATCGCAGGTGGTGGTGGCGGTGGTACTGGAGGAAACGGTGGTGGTGGAGGTGGAGCTGGTGGTTACAGAACTTCATTCCCAGGTGGAACAAAATTATTTTTAATGCCAGGACCAAATGCAATTACAGTTGGTGCTGGTGGTGCTACTACTGGTTCTAGTAATGGTGTAGGTGTTGCTGGAAATGATTCTATTGTTTCATATATTCACTCTACTGGTGGTGCTGGAGGTGGTTATTTAAACTCAGGTACTGCTCCATCTGGTGGTTCAGGTGGTGGAGGTGGAGGTGGTAACCCAGGTGGTGCTGGAGGTTCTGGAAATACACCAGCATTAAGTTCACCAGGTGCACCAGTTCAAGGACATAACGGAGCAAATAATAATGGTAACCCAGGTTTAAACGGTAAAGGTGGTGGCGGTGGTGGTGCAGGCGCAGCAGCCGTAGCAGGTGGTAGTGGTAATAATGATCCAGCAGGTGGTGGAGGAAATGGTTTAGCTAGTTCAATTACAGGTTCTCCAGTAACACGTGGTGGTGGAGGTGGTGGAGCCGCACAAAATGGTCCTACTACTGCAGGTCCAGGTCCAGCAGGACCAGGAGGTGGTGGTAAAGGAAGTGTACAAGGTGGCCCAGGTGTAACATGTGCACCAGCAGATGCAGGAACAGCGAATACTGGTGGTGGCGGTGGTGGAGGTGGTCCAGCTCCAGGTCCTCATTTAGCAGGAGCAGGTGGATCAGGAATTGTTATATTAAGAGCACCAGGACCTATAGGACCTTCATTAAGTGTAACACCAGGAGGAGCTAAATCAACATTACCAGCCCCTGCAGGTGGTTGTACAGTGGTTACATTTACAGCAACTGGAACGTTGACAATTAGTTAAGATTAAAATATAAAATATAAATTTAAGGAGTAATAATATGGCACATTTTGCAGAATTAAAAGCAATGACAGATCCAACAGGATTTACGTCAGATTCACATCAAGTTGTACAAAGAGTGGTAGTTGTAGGAAACGATTGCGTTCCTTCAGACATGCATGTTGATGGAGAAACATGGTGTATTAATTTTTTTAAAGGTGGAATTTGGAAGCAAACTTCTTACAATAACAATTTTAGAAAACAATACGCAGGCATTGGAATGATTTACGATCCTGTAAAAGATAAATTTTTATCACAACAACCTCACGCATCATGGTCACTAGATGATAATGATGATTGGCAATCACCAATCGCTTATCCAACAATTACAGATGATGGTCAAGCAGAACCAGAATGGGTTTACATGATTTCATGGAACGATACAAAATATGAAGCTGACAACACTAAAGGTTGGGAAGCAGTAAAATCAAACGATACATCGGAAACACCTACCAAATACGATTGGAATGGCACAGCTTGGGTGTCCGAATAGGAGGACACTAAATGCCTAGAGGCGGCGGTACAGCAAACGGTGGAGTAATTGGAAAAACGAATAATTCTTCGTTTGGCAAAAATACAGTTACATCAAAAACATCAAGTTCACCTAGTGCAGTCACAACACAACCAGGAACAAGATTAGTAGATACATTAATTATTGCAGGTGGTGGAGGTGGTGGAACAAGCGGTGGAGCTGGTGGTGGAGGTGGAGCTGGTGGATATAGAGAATTTAGTAATATACCTGTATCAGGTGGATCAGCTTTAGGAGCTGTAACAATTGGAGGTGGTGGAGCTGGTGGACCTGGACCTTCAAACACAACTAATCAAGGAACAGACGGAGATAATACTTCATTAGTAATTGGATGTACAACTTACACTTCCGAAGGTGGCGGAGGAGGTGGTGGAGCCGATACTCCTGAACCCGCTGGTGAAAAAGCTGGAAAACCAGGAGGATCAGGAGGAGGTGGTGTTTCTGGCGGACCTGGATGCGCTGGTGCAGCTGGTTCTGGAAATACTCCCCCTACAAATCCCCCTCAAGGAAGTGATGGAGGAGCTGGTGGTCCTTCAAACGATCCTCATTATTATGGAGGCGGTGGTGGTGGAGCTAGTGCTGTTGGTGCTGCTGGAGCACCTCCCTCAGGAGGTGGTGCTGGTGGTGCTGGTACAGCAAATACAATTACAGGAAGTTCAGTAACATACGCTGGTGGTGGAGGAGGTGGTACATTTTCTGGTAGTGCTCAAGGTGCAGGATCTGGAGGTGCTGGTGGTGGCGGTGCTGGTGGTAAAGGTGCTAATGGAACAGCAGGATGTGCTAATACTGGTGGTGGCGGTGGTGGTGCTGGAAGAAGTGCTGGTGTCGCTAATAACAATGGTGGTAATGGTGGTCCAGGAATAGTTATCGTAAAAGAAATAAATAAAGCAAGTGGTGTGTGGTCAATGCAAAGTCAATTTCAAGCCAAGAAACAAGGAACATGGCCAAGATTTATATTAACAGGAGATTATTTAGTAGTCGGTGGTGGCGGATCTGGTGGTGGTAGACAAGGTGGTGGAGGTGGAGCTGGAGGATATAGAGCTTCTGGTTACGGGCCAAGTCCATTACAAGGCAGTGCTATAGAAATAGCACCAGGTCCTTATACAATTACTGTTGGTGGTGGAGGTGCTGCTCGTACAGGACCACAACCTATTCCTGATAGAGTTGGTTTATCAGGAACTGCTTCAACATTTTCAACAATAACAGCAGCAGGTGGAGGTGGTGGTAACTCTGAAGATTCTGGTTTAGCATCTCCTAATGCAAGAATAGCTGGAGGTTCAGGTGGTGGTGCTTCTGGTGGTAATAGTCCAGGTAATGTTAAAGGATTAGGAAATAGTCCTCCAACAGATCCTCCTCAAGGAAATCCAGGTGGATGTGGTGCTGTTCAACCTGGACCTGGTTATAATATTTCAGGTGGAGGTGGTGGAGCTACTGCTAATGGTACAAATGTTACCGGATCAACAGCAGGTCCTGGAGGAGCTGGGGCACCAAATACAATTACGGGAAGTGATGTTACATATGCTGGTGGTGGAGGTGGTGGATATTCTGGACATGGTAATCCTGTGGTTCGAGGCACAGGTGGAGCTGGTGGTGGAGGTGCTGGTGGAGCTTTCTTTGGCGGTGCTACAGCTGCTGTAAATGGTACAAACAACACAGGTGGTGGTGGAGGTGGTGCAGCTTGTGGACCAGGTATGCCTTATTGTTCTGCAGAAGGAAATTCAGGAGCAGGTGGACCAGGTATTGTAGTTGTAAGAGCACCAAGTGTAGTTTCATTTTCAATTTCACCAGGATGTTCAGGTTCAACATCAACTCACCCTGGTGGAGACAAGATAGCAACATTCACAGCTTCTGGAACATTGACAGTTTCATAATAAATGTTATATTAAGTTCATAAAGATATATGAACCTTACAAACTATTATTGGTATTTTCAATCAGCTATACCTTCTCGTATATGTGATGACATTGTAAAATATGGTCAACAACTTCAAGATCAAATGGCAGTTACTGGTGGTTATGGTGACAGAAAATTAAATAAAAAAGAAATAAAAGATTTAAAAACAAAAAGAGATTCTAATATTGTTTGGATGAATGATAGATGGATTTATAAAGAAATACAGCCTTATGTGCATCAAGCAAATGCAAATGCAGGTTGGAATTTTGAATGGGATTTTTCTGAGTCTTGTCAATTTACAAAATACAAAAAAGGTCAATACTATGATTGGCATTGTGATGGTTGGAAAGAACCATATGCAAGACAACAAGGTGATCCAACACATGGTAAGATTAGAAAATTATCTGTTACTGTAAGTTTATCTGATCCTAAAAATTATAAAGGTGGTGAGTTGGAATTTGATTTTAGAGATTTAGATCCTGATAAAAAACCTAATATAAAAAAATGTAAAGAAATATTACCAAAAGGATCTTTAGTTGTATTTCCTTCATTTGTGTGGCATAGAGTGTGTCCAGTTAAAAGTGGAGAACGTAACAGTTTGGTAATCTGGAATTTAGGAAGACCATTTAAATAAAGGAGAAATATGAAAAAGAAAAAAATTAAAAAACAAAAGACATTGTCTTTTCCGAAACAATTACAATTAGAACAATATTTTTCATCACCAATATGGTGGGCTGATGAACCTAGTTTTGTTGATAAATTAAACAAAGCATCAGATTCATATATTGAAGATTCAAAGAAAAGATTAAAACCAACTATTGATAACCGTAATAAAAAGTTTGGTAACAAAGGTGATATGGGTCATGTGTTTCATTCAACAACATTAATAGGTGATCTTAATTTTAAAGAATTACAAAATTATGTAGGTGCAACTTCACATAATTTATTAGGTGAGATGGGTTTTGATTTAACAAACTATCAAGTATTTACTACAGAAATGTGGGTGCAAGAATTTTCTAAAAAAGGTGGTGGACACCACACTTTACATACACATTGGAATGGACATATATCTGGTTTTTATTTTTTAAAAGCTTCTGATGCAACATCTATGCCGTTATTTGAAGATCCAAGACCAGGTAATATTATGAATCTTTTACCAGAAAAAGATAAAACAAAAATATCTTATGCATCTTCACAGATTAATTATAAAGTAAAACCAGGTAGAATGATATTTTTTCCATCATATTTACCTCATCAATATATTGTTGATATGGGTTATGAACCATTTAGATTTATACATTGGAATTGTCAGGCTATACCAAAAGGAGTGTTAAATGTCGTTTAAAAAAAATAAATATAGTGTTTTAAAAGGAGCTATTTCAAAAGAGTTAGCAGACTTTGTGTACAAATACTTTCAAAACAAAAGAAATGTTGCAAGAGTATTATTTGATTCAAGATATGTGTCACCGTTTACAGAGTATTGGGGTGTATGGAATGATCAACAAGTTCCAAATACATATTCACATTATGGTGATCTTGCAATGGAAACATTGTTGCAAGAAGTAAAACCTGTTATGGAAAAACATACAGGATTAAAATTATCAGAAACATATTCTTACGCAAGAATATATAAAAACGGAGATGTTCTAGCTAGACACAAAGATAGATATTCTTGTGAGATATCTACTACATTAAATTTAGGTGGTGACCAATGGCCTATCTATCTTGATCCAACAGGTAAAAAAGGTCAAGCAGGTATTAAAGTAGATCTTAAACCAGGAGACATGTTAATTTATTCTGGTTGTGATTTAGAACATTGGCGAGATGAATTTAAAGGTAAAGATTGTGGTCAAGTATTTTTACATTATAACAGAGCTAATTCAAAAGCTGCCAAAGAAAACGCATTAGATAAAAGACCTTTAATAGGCTTACCAGCTTGGTTTAAAGGATCTAAGTTGACTAATTCTAAAAAATAGTCTATAAAAAAGACTGGTACGGGGGCACCACCACACCACACCCCCGTGCTTTTATTCTGTTAAATAAGTAATAAATTTGCTATAAATGGATTTATTATGCTACAAAAGATAGGTTTTCAGCCAGGTATTAACAAACAAATCACACCTACAGGGGCAGAAGGTCAATGGATAGATTGTGATAATGTTCGTTTTAGATATGGTACACCTGAAAAGATAGGTGGCTGGAAACAATTAGGAGATGATGCTCTTACAGGTGCAGGTCGTGGTCTTCATCATTTTGTAAATAGTAAAGCTAGAAAATACGCAATCATTGGTACAAACAGAATTTTATATGCATATTCAGGTGGTGTATTTTATGACATACATCCTATTAAATCTACAAACACTCTTTCTAATGCATTTAGTACAACTAATGGATCACCAACTGTTACAATAACATTTAGTTCTCCGCATAATATAAGTGAACAAGATATAGTTTTATTAGATAATTTTAGTGCAATAACTAATTCTAATTATTCATCTACCGATTTTGATGATAAAAAATTTATGGTTACAACTGTGCCATCAAGCACAACTATTACAATTACAATGCCATCAAATGAGTCAGGCTCTGGTGCAACAACATCAGGTGGCATTAGAGTACAACACTATTATCCTGTAGGACCAGCAGTACAAGCAAAAGGTTTTGGTTGGTCTCTTGGATCATGGGGTGGTGAGGTTGCAGGAGAACCTACAACAACTTTATCTGGTGCAATAAACTCTTCAACGACAACTGGTATCATATTAGCAGACGTATCACAGTTTCCAGATTCAGGTACAAACTTTATAAAGATAGGAACAGAAGAGATATCCTACACAGGTATAAGTGCATCTAATGAACTAACAGGTGTAATTAGAGATGTTAGAGGCACATCACCTTCATCTCATGGTGCTGGAGATACGGTTACAAGCACAACAAATTTTGTAGCATGGGGTGAAGCAGCATCAGGTGATTTGGTATTAGAACCTGGTATGTGGTCACTTGATAATTTTGGTGATAAAGCTATTTGTTTAATTCATGATAGTGCTGTTTTCGAATGGAACTCTGCTGCATCAAATGCAGAAAACATTAGGGCTAGCATTATATCTGGTGCACCAACAGCATCAAGACACATGTTAGTATCTACACCCGACAGACACTTAGTATTTTTTGGAACAGAGACAACTATTGGAGATACATCTACACAAGATGATATGTTTGTAAGATTCTCAGATCAAGAAGATATAAATACATATGTTCCTACAGCAACTAATACTGCCGGCACACAGAGACTGGCCGACGGATCACAGATCAGAGGAGCAATCAGAGGTAGAGATGCAATCTATGTTTGGACTGATACAGCATTATTCACACAACGTTTTGTTGG